GCGTCCAGCGGGTCAGCTTCTAATCATTCCTATTTAAACGCTACTGGCGTATAGGAGACTGACCAATGGCTATTTCACGAGCACAACTTCTCAAGGAACTGCTTCCTGGGCTGAACGCGCTCTTTGGAATGGAGTATGCACGTTATGACGACGAGCATACCGAAATCTATGAGACAGAAAGTTCGGATCGGTCTTTTGAAGAAGAAGTGAAGCTTTCGGGCTTCGACGCTGCCCCGGTGAAGGATGAGGGGTCTGCGATTTCTTATGATGCCGCACAGGAATCGTTCACGGCTAGGTACAACCATGAAACGATTGCGATGGGTTTCGCCATCACGGAAGAGGCCATGGAGGACAACCTCTATGACTCCCTGTCGGCTCGTTACACCAAGGCTTTGGCTCGCGCCATGGCCCACACCAAGCAGGTTAAGGCTGTTGTTCCTTTGAATAACGGTTTTACCAACGCTTATCAGAGCGGCGACGGTGTAAATCTCTTTACAGCGTCAAGCGATGGCGTAACTGGTGGTGACGGTCACCCGCTTGTTTCGGGTGGCAAGAACTCCAACCGTCCAGCGACTGCCGTTGACCTCAACGAGACTTCTCTTGAGGCTGCTGTAATCCAGATTGGCAAATGGACCGATGAGCGTGGTCTGATGATCGCTGCTCGTCCCCAGACGCTCGTTATCCCGCCCGACTTGCAGTTTGTGGCGACACGGGTAATGAAATCTGAGCTTCGCCCCGCGACGGCGGACAACGACATCAATGCAGTGCGTTCGATGGGTGTTGTTCCGGGTGGAACAGTCGTGAATCACTACCTTACTGATACGGATGCGTGGTTCCTGCTCACCGATGTTCCGAACGGCATGAAGCATTTTAATCGTGTGGCACTTGAAACGAGCATGGACGGTGATTTCGATACCGGAAATGTTCGCTACAAGGCTCGCGAGCGGTACAGCTTCGGTGTCTCCGATCCACTTGGGATCTGGGGTTCGCCCGGAGCGTAGTGAATAAGGGGTGGGGACGGTTCTATGTTCGCACCGTTCCCGCCCCTTTTTCTTTTTCCTGACTATCAAGCGATTGGTAGACACTAGCCAAGACAGGAGAAACTAATGGCTAACACAACTTTTTCAGGTCCAGTCAGATCCGAAGACGGATTTGATGTAGTATCGAAAAGCTCAACAACTGGTGCATTTACAACGGAATTCAGCTTGGACGGATCGGGATTGCAGGTTACTCCCGTTACGTTCAGTGATGCAGACACCACCCTGACCGCCACTGCTAACGCTGGCAGGGTCAATGTTGTTCCGGCGCTTGGTGGAAACCGGACACTCACTCTTCCGTCGCCTACGGCGGGGGTGTGGTTCAGGTTTATTTATGGTGGGGCGGCAGAAGAGACGGAGAACCTGATCTTTGATACGGGTTCCGATACAAACTACTTCATCGGTGGTATCATCCATTTGGATTCCAACGCAGACAATGTTTCCGTGTATGCTGATGGTAATTCAAACTCTATACTAACTCTGACAGATTTTGGTTTATTTGAAATCAATATTCTGGCAAAAGATTCAACGAATTGGATTATCTGGGGTCATCAGGAAGGTGCAGATGTACCTGCCTTTTCCGATCAGTAAGATATGGTTCGTTAATTGAGATAAGGTTACCCATTCAGATGGATGGGTAACCTTTATCTCCTATAGTGAGCGGGGCTAGGAGCCCTGTCCTCGCGGGGAGAATCAGATGGCTGACGCAGTAACGTCCCAAACGATCCAAGACGGCGACCGCATCGCGGTTATGAAGTTCACCAACATCTCCGATGGTAGCGGTGAAACCGCTGTTGCCAAGGTCGATGTTTCCGCACTCAGCACGGAATCCGGCACGGGAAGGTCTTGTGCCAGGGTAGCCATTGAGCAGATCTCTTATGATTGCTCTGGCATGACCGTCGATATCCTCTGGAATGCCACTACTAACGTTATTTGCTGGACACTCAGCGGATACGGTTATTTCGACTTCCGTGGTGGTGGCCCCCTTCCGAATAACGCTGGCAGTGGCATTAATGGGGATGTGTTGTTCACGACCACGGGTCATTCAAGTGGTGATCGTTATACCGTAATGCTCTATATGAGGAAGAGCTACTAATGGCTGATCTAAAGAATTCTGCTGCGAAGATTCCAGAGTATAATGAGATCGCCCGCCAGAAGGCGGAGGCGGATCATAATTGGGGCTATTACAGTAGGCTTGTTGAAAATTATCCCGGCCATGAGGAGGAGGTCGGCCATACGAGCCGTATTGCTAAAGAGTATCCTAACTGGAGGGCGTTTTAGGGATGCCCTTTAAGAGTGAGAAGCAGAGGAAGTGGATGCACGCCAACGAGCCTGAGATGGCAGACAGGTGGGAACAAGAAAAGGCGTATGGCGGACTTATTAAAAAGGCGATTACCAACGGATTTTCCAAACAAGGTTCTTTGCAGGATTTTGCGGAGATGAGAAGTGGTGGCTTGATTGGTAATGGATCTCTGACGCCTGGCAAAGTTGTCGCGTTCAAAAAGCAATGTGAAGACAAATTTGGGGATAAATGATGGCGACTTCTGGAACCTCTACATTCAACCTCGAAATTTCAGAGGTTATTGAAGAAGCGTTTGAGAGGTGTGGCCTTCAATCTAAGACGGGCTACGACATCGAAACGGCTCGTAGGTCATTGAACCTCTTGAGCCTTGAGTGGGTGAATCGTGGCCTCAACTTTTGGACCATAGAGCAGGGCACCAAAACCTTAACGGCAGGCACCTCTACGGTCACGATGGACGCCGATACCGTTGATTTGATTCAGTATTGGATTCGTGATGGATCTGGTACATCGCAAAGCGATCTGCCGATTTCACGGTTCAGTGTATCTCAGTACTCTACGATTCCGAACAAGCTCACCGAAGGGCGTCCCGTAAATTTGTATATCGACAAGCAGCGTGATGCTCCGGTTGTGTATCTTTGGCCTACACCCGATAAAGCCTACACGTTCGTTTATCAGCAAATACGGCGCATTGAGGATACGGGTGCTGTGGGATCTGCTGATCCAGACGTTCCTGCTCGCTTCCTCCCAGCGTTGGTGTCTGGCCTCGCTTATATGATCTCCCAAAAGTATCCAGAAGCGTTTGTGCGATCTCCCGAACTTAAAGCTGAATACGAATTTCAATGGCAATTGGCGGAACAGGAAGATCGTGATCGTGCTTCCGTACACTTTGTGCCCGGAGGCTATTCCTAATGGCTAAATTTGCCAATGGCAAATATGCGTTCGGGTTTTGTGATCGCACGGGATTCCGATACAAGATCAAGGATCTCGTGCCACAAATCAAAGCTGGTCGTATGACAGGGCTGATGGTCGGCAGGGATATGTTGGATGAAGACCAGCCGCAGAACTTTTTAGGCAGGTTGGGCAGCTATGCTGACCCTCAAGCACTTAAAAACCCGCGTCCTGATCTATCGCAAGATACTAGCAGGCGGTTGTTTGCGTTTGATCCTGTAGGAAATGGGGGCGCAGATGGGTCGGGCAATATTCTGGCGCATGGACAGGTGGGGACCGTGACGGTGACCATATGACCTACACTGAATTGACCGCTGCGATCAAGGATTATTGCGAGAACACGGAAACGAATTTCGTGGCTGCGATCCCCACGTTCATCAAGCAGACTGAACAGCGCATCTATCGCTCAGTCAATCTGCCCGTGAACCGCAAGAATGTTGCTGGCACGATTAACGATGGTAATCAGTATCTGGCGATGCCCACCGACTTTTTGTTTCCATTGTCATTAGCGATTACAAGTTCCAGCAACCAAATATTTTTATTGAACAAAGATGCGAACTTCATCAGATCGACGTATCCTAATGCATCCACGGAAGGGGTTCCCAAGTACTACGGTGTTTTTGCAAGCGACACGTTTATCATTGGCCCTACGCCTAACGCTGATTTCGTTACAGAGCTTCATTATTACTATCAGCCAGCTTCAATCGTTGATACGAGTCCCTCGTGGTTGGGCACTAACGCCGATACTGTTTTGCTTTATGGATCTCTGGTCGAGGCGTACACCTACATGAAAGGTGACCCGGACATGATGCAGTTGTACCAACAGAGGTATCAGGAAGCGTTGGGGCTTTTGAAGATACAGGCTGAAGGGCGAATGACTGGTGATGAA